AGACACAACCAAGAAAATGGTTGACATCTTTGGTGACCGTTGGTACGGCGAGCTACAATGGCACACCGATAAGAAGCAGCATATGATTAACAATCTGGTAATCCAGATGCACAAAGAGTTTGGCATTAAGCTAATCTCCACAGCAGACAGTCACTACCCAACACCAGACACTTGGAAGGATAGGGAACTCTACAAGCGGCTAGGGTTCTTAGGGAAGGGCAAACCATCTTGGCTGTCGGATGAACTACCAGAGAGCGTAGCGGAAGTTGGCTACGAACTCTACCCAAAGAACGGCGACCAGATGTGGGAGAGTTACAAACATTACACAGAACTAAACGGAGTAGAGTATGATGATGATCTTGTTATGGATTCAATTACTGAGACGCACAACATAGCATTTAATCGCATTGAAGAGTTTATGCCGGATAACGAGGTAAGACTTCCTTCTTTCGTTGTTCCCAACGGATACACGGCTGATGCCGCACTAGAGACAATCAGTCTAGAAAGTCTCAATAAACTTGGGCTCTTAACCAATCCTGAGTACAAGGCAAGACTAGAAGAAGAACTGTCTGTGATTTCTGACCGAGGGTTTAGTAAATACTTTCTCACAATGAAAGCCATCGCCGACACAGCAACGGAAAACCAACTGGCAGGCCCTGGTCGCGGATCCGCTGCTGGCTCCCTAGTTGCTTACGCACTAGGGATTACACAGGTTGACCCCATTAAGTACGGACTGCAATTCGCTCGCTTCCTCCGCAAAGACGCGACAGATTATCCCGACATTGATTACGATGTGTCTAGTCCCATGGAGCTTAAAGAGATTATGCAGGACAAATGGGGAAGCACAACCGTAGTTCCCATCTCCAACTTCAACACCCTGCAATTAAAATCTCTAGTTAAAGACATATCCAAGTTGTACGACATTCCGTTTGCAGAGGCGAATTCGGTTACATCCCGCATGGTGGGTGAAGCCACTCCGAAAGCCAAGGCAAAGCATGGAATCAGAGCAGGCGTTTATGTTCCCACTTTCGATGAACTAATGGAGTTTTCAGAGAGTCTACAGGGATACTTAAAAAAGTATCCTCACATTAAAGACCACATTAAGGTTATCTATGGTCAGGTTCGTAGCACAAGCAGACACGCAGGTGGAGTTGTGGTCGGCGAGGACTTGGACAAGCATATGCCTCTGATTAGAAGCGGGGGAGTGATCCAGACTCCGTGGTCTGAAGGGCAAAATGTTCGTCATTTAGAACCTCTGGGCTTCATTAAGTTTGATGTGCTTGGGCTCGCCTCTCTCCGCATGATGGAGACTGCAATTCGCCACATCCTCAAGCGACATCACGACAACCCTAACCCAACTTTTAAGGAGGTCAGAAACTATTACGACGAATATCTGCACCCGGATAAGATTGATCTTAAAGACTCTAAGGTGTACAGGAATATTTTCCACAAGGGGAATTGGGCTGGCATCTTTCAGTTTACAGAGAGCGGCGCTCAGAATTTTTGCAGACAAGCAAAGCCGAAAAACATCATCGACATTTCAGCTATTACTTCAATTTACCGCCCTGGCCCACTAGGTGCGAATGTGGATAAAAAATATGTAAAAGCCAAGGAGAATCCAAAAGATGTATTCTACGCCAATAGACAAGTAAAGGATGCCACTAAGGAAACTTATGGATTTCTTATCTTTCAAGAGCAAATTGCATCTTTGGCTCATCAATTAGGAGAAGATATTAGTCTTGATGAGGGAAATTTGCTTCGCAAACTGTTGACCAAAAAGGGAACGGGTAAGGGGGCACAAGAGAAAGAGAAGATCCGCAAGAAGTTTGTGACAGGTTGCGTCAACAAGAAGATGACAGAAGAGCAAGCAACGGTGCTTTGGAATAATTTTGAATACTTCTCTGGATATGGATTCAATAAATCACACGCCGTGTCATATTCTATCCTTTCGTTTCAGTGTGCATGGTTGCTGAATTATTATCCAGCAGAATGGATGGCTGCTTTCCTCGACAAAGAGCCTGACAGCAGAAAGGAGAAGGCTATTGGCGTTGCCAAGTCTGTGGGTTTCAAGATTGAGCCTTTGAATGTCAATACATCTGGCAAGGTGTGGGAGATTAGCGACGACGGCAAAACACTAATTCAACCCTTGACATCCATCAAAGGACTGGGCTCTTCCGCAATGGATCAGATACTGATGCATCGACCATTTAATACGATTGAGGAGTTTTTATTCCATGGCGATGTGGTATATTCAAAACTTAACAAAAAAGCCTTAGATGTTCTGTGTCAGGCTGGTGCTCTAAAAACTTTGCAAGATGATAGGTTTACGGGAGACAAGCATTTTTGGACTTGCATTGCTGTTGACAGACCAAGAAAAGAAACCAATTTGCTTGACAACATCGAAAGGTATGCTCCTGAAGGAGAGTTCAGCGTGGAGGAGAAAATAGAGTCCCTCACAGCATTAACTGGTGTTTTTCCGATTCGAATGATAGTCAGCGAGGAAACACAGGAAAATTTAATGAATTCTGGAATTCCTCCGATATCGGAATTTGACAAAGATTTGAAAGTGACTTGGTTCATCCCTAGAAAAGTGACAATCAGAAAAACAAAGAACGATAAGACATATTATGTTCTTGAAGTCGTGGATTCTAACAATGCCATAACCCAAATCAGATGCTGGGGCGCAAACCCAGACAAAGATCATATACAAAGAAACAGAACTTACATTGCCAAACTAGATTACAACGACCAGTGGGGATTTTCCACACGCTCAATCTACCACAACTTTAGAGTGCTATGAACCCCCAAGATAGATTTAAAGACTACCAAGGCGACAAGTGTTGGCAAGCCTACATCTCCGAAGTCAATCGGGATGAGGACTTGTTGGCTGCTGATCTAACTGAGGAAGAAGCATCATTGTTGCGAACTGATGACTTTGTATTTGAGTATGTTGATAAGGAGAATAAGCAACTATGTAAAGAGGTAAAAGAGTTTATTATGCGGCACGAGTGGCTGGCTAAACTCCCTAACCGACCGACACATAGGTTTACAGCGAGGCTAAAAAAGAATGGAACCTTGGCAGGCACTATCATTATGGCAACCCCAAATGCGTTTTCTAACCTTCTGGGGAAAGAAAATACGAACAAGGAGAAGCTAATCTCCCGTGGTGCTTGTATCTCTTGGGGGCCAAAGAACCTCGGCTCTTGGTTGATTATGTCCGCAGTCCGTTGGATGGCAGAGAACACAGGCTTCCGATACTTCACAGCTTACTCTGACCCAGAGGCTAAGGAGTTGGGGACAATCTACCAAGCCTGTAACTTTACCTACCTTGGGCAGACAAGCGGCACAGACAAACAATACCTCGATCCAGACCATCCAGAAAAGGGTTGGTTTAGTGGGCGAGAGTTTAGGAAGAAATCTAAATACTACCGCTATGCTGAATCTATCGGCATAGATAAACAAACTTGGAAAGGCTGGATGAAGAAATATTCTCCAGATTGGACTAAAGTTCCGCCAGACATCAAAGTTAAAATCAAAGCAGAAGAAAAGAGATACAGAGACAGTTGCAAGTCTAGACCAGTTCCCGCAAAGCATAAGTATGTCTGTATCTTAGGAGCTTCTCCCGGCGAGACTAAGTATTATAAGAGACTATTTAAAAAGTTGAACCCCAAGAAAGTCAACTTACCATATCCAAGGGAGCGAGGCAAATGAGAAAATACGAAGACGAGGCATTGGAGTTTATACACAGGTTAAGGCAAGTGTACCAAGATAAAGGCTATGCTTTCTTTGACAAGGGGGACTACAACCTGAACATTATAGGTATCCGCAACCAATCAGGCAAAGCAGACAAGTTTGATGACTGGCTCTGCTTGGCATACAAGATTAATAATAAGTGGGTAGTGGATACATACGCAGCCACAACAGAACCCGGAACCAGCATCCTAAAGAAGCCCATCGTCAAAGGCGGAACAGCCATCCTCATCCCCGGTCAGTATCGTGGCGTCTACAAGATCGGCACCCACGGAGGTAAGAGAAGATACACAGCGCTTTGCCAGCGGCTAGGTAAGGTCAAGATCTGGAGAGACGATAACAGAGACAGGACACCAGACTACGAAGGCAAAGTCCACGAGGGTATGTATGGCATCAACATCCACCGCCAGTGGGGTTCAGACGATAGAGAATATACAGGTGGTGTATCAGCAGGTTGCCAAGTGTTTAGAAGCAGCAAAGACTTCTACCAGTTCATGGAGATCTGCCATGTTGCAGCCGAGATGTATTCTAACAGTTTTACCTACACATTAATTAATAACGACGATATTGAAAAAACTCTTGACATATGCATTTAACTAATCTATAATCTATCCATAACTTTTACTAAGGAGAAAAAATGGAAACTTGCAGGGATAATCTCACGAGAGAAGGCGAAATCGGGGAAATGAAAGTCCAGCTTGATTTGACTCAGCAAGGATATGTCGTAAGTGTGCCATTGTCTGCATCTACTAATGGCTATGATTTAATTTGTGATTCCGGCAAGGAGCTTTTGAAAGTGCAAGTTAAGTCAGTCAAAAAGAATGCCAACGGATCCATAACGGTGCCCTTGGTAAACAGAAAAAACTCCTCAGTTGCAAAAAACAACAGAGGGCAAACACACAGATACTCTGATTTGGTAAATTATATTGCTGTGTCAATCAAGAAGACAGATGACATCTATTATATACCAACAAACATTTTGCCCCAAGATAAAACAACAGAGACGTTCCTACTTCCAGAGTATCGAGGTAGATCTAATAAGGCTAGGCTCGGCATTGAGTATGCAAAGATTTGTTGACTTTTGTTTTGTTTTGCTTTATAATCTATCCATACCTTTTGCCAAGGAGAAGGCGTGAACATATTTGCTATTGAAGGCGACTTAAAGACGGGAAAGATTGACTGGATCGCATCTGGTAAATCACAAGACAACTACCGTGTTGTAAAGATGATACTAGAGTCTTGCCAAATCCTATCAACAGTATTGAACGAGCAGGGCATTCCTGCCCCCTACCGTTCATTCAACCCCAAGCACCCCTCGTGCCTATGGGCTGCTGAATCCGCACAGAACTTCCGTGATCTAGTAACACACTGTGCTTCTATGATTGACGAGTATGAAGAACGCTTTGGTAAGACACACAAGTGCAAGGCTGTGCTCAAGAAGATTGTGCAACTCTTTGATGCTTCCCGCTTCCCTCAAGAAGATTCAACGCCACTACGACAGGCAATTCCCGAGGATATGAAGCACACTAACCCAGTTATCGCATACCGCAAGTTCTATGCCAGCAAGCCACGGATGCGTTACCCTAAAGATAAGATACCTTACTGGTTCCCCGTTCTACGAGGCACCCAAAAATTTGACATTGTGGAGAGTAAATAATGAACTTAAAGTGCTATAAAATTAGATCAGAAGCAAAACTACCAGTGAGAGCATATTCTATTGATGCAGGAATGGATTTATTTTATTGTCCTGTGGAGGGCGACGAATCATTCTCCATACCAAGCGGTTCTTCGCGAGTCATACCGACTGGCTTAAAGATTAAGGTGCCTGAGTGTTACATGCTGGAAGTGAAAAACAAATCTGGTATTGCATCGAAAAGGCAATTATTGGTTGGCGCATGTGTTGTTGATCCGGGCTATGATGGGGAAATCTTTGTTAATTTGCACAACATTGGTGATAGCGAGCAAGTCATTGAGCCGGGAGAAAAAATAGCCCAAGCGGTTTTAACTCCAGTCATTCATTGTGGCATTGAAGAAGTGCATGAGGATAATTTAAACCTATACAGTAGGAGAGGCAAAGGCGGCTTTGGCTCAACTGGTGACCGCTAATGGGCAAACTATCCAAGAAGTTAGGCAGAAAAAAGCGACTTGAGGCAAAGAAAGAAGCCGAGGATAAGCTAGTTCAACAAGTGTCTATGTTCGGTCTACGCCCCGACAACTGCTCTGTCTGCAACGCTGACTTTGATAAGAACAGCAGAGACATGGCAATGACTTGGCGAGTAGTCGTCAGCGAGGAAAAGAAACGAGTAACCCTAATCTGCCCAGAATGTCAAGAAAAGATTGATGAGGGTATGCAAAAAGTATTTGGAGGAAGCGATGACGAAGCAGGAGTTTAAGCAGTTCTGTATTGATAACAACCTACGCTATAAGAAAGATGCTTGTGGCGACCCAATCAGCCCAAGCAGGAAAGGGCTGAAGACAGACCAGATCTACTGGACTGGCGAGGAGGAGCTAGGCATTTATGCCGAGAGGGGAACACAAAAAAAGTTTACATTCCTAAAGAAGAGATTAGTCGATGAGTATGGTCTTCGCCTGAACCAAGAGGGCGACACCGACGCAACCTTCATCGCAACCAAGGAGCAAGCACTCAAGGTCGCATCTTTCCTTGGCTGCGCGAAGAATACGGTATCTCAAGAGACGAGAGACAAAATGAGCAGACTTTTAAAAGAGAGGCTATACAATGGTTAATTCACCGCCACCCAATTCGGCGCAACAGTTTCTATCTAGGTGCCCACTTTATTGCAGCTTTGATGACGTGCTGTTGGTGCCACACTATTCAAGTGTTGAAAGTAGAAAATCTCTATCAACTGTCAACAATCTAGGCGATATTAAACTAGGGTTGCCAATAATCTCTAGCCCAATGGATACGGTCACCGAGTTGAAAATGGCTTATGCCATGCACACCAACGGAGGGCTCGGTATCATTCACAGGTATAACTCTATTGAACAGCAAGCAAAGATTGTTAAAGACACTCAGGTTGGCGAAGCAATCGTAGGCGCAGCCATTGGTGTAACAGGCGATTACAAAGAGCGAGCACGAGAACTAGTCAATAGTGGTGCTCAGGTTCTCTGTGTTGATGTGGCACACGGTCACCACTCAATGATGCGCGATGCCTTGAAACACTTGAAGGGGGAGTATGGAGGAGATGTTCACATTATGGCAGGGAATGTCGCCACGGGACAAGGCGGACTTGATCTTGCTCTTTGGGGGGCTGACAGTATCCGTGTTGGCATTGGCGGTGGCTCAATATGCTCCACGAGACTAGTGTCTGGTCATGGGGTGCCAACCCTACAGTCCATCATTGATTGTGTGACTGCTGGCTGCCCTGTCCCGATTATTGCAGATGGCGGTATAAAGACGAGCGGCGACATTGTTAAGGCATTGGCTGCTGGCGCTGACTTCGTTATGCTTGGCTCAATGCTGGCTGGCACAGACCAAGCGCCCGGACAAGTATTTGACAACGGCAACAAGAAATACAAAGTCTATCGTGGCATGGCATCAAGTGAAGCCCAAGTGAACTGGCGGGGTAAGACCTCTACCCCAGAGGGCATTTCCACAACTATCCCATACAAGGGGGATGTCAACAACATCTTGGCTGACCTCAAGGGGGGCATCCAAAGTGGTATGTCTTACTCTGGTGCCAAGACAATCCAAGAGTTGCAAGCCCGAGCACAATTCACTCAGCAGACATCAGCAGGAAGAGGTGAGAGTCACACACATATATTGACGAGGAGCAGATGAACAAGTTAAAGTTAAACCCACAGGAGGAATATAAAAAGCTGTGCTTTACGTGCGCCAATAAGTCTCACGCTGACTTGAAGATACGACTGATGCACGACGGATTAAGTCAGGGAGCATTGTTCAGAATTCTGATGCATGGATATATTCAACAAGATGAGAACGTCATGGTTTTTATCGACAATTTTAAGGAAAGGTATGGCATTCAAAATAAAAAACACATTAGAAAATCTAAAAATCTTCGATCTCAAGGGAGGCAATTGGCAGAGCATTTTGCCCTCAAGCCAGATGAACTAGAGGATATATTTGATTTAATAGCACAGGAGCACCCAGACCTATGAGAGAATGTTGTGAAAAATGCTTAGAATGGAGTGTGTCATGCCCTGTAGAAAACTCTGACTGTAGACATTGGATCAATTATGAAGACGATTCTAATTGTACTTTAATAGCGGTAGATAATAGCGGCGGAGATCCAATGACTTTGAGAGAAGTCTCGAAAAGAATTGGCGTTTCTTTTGTTAGAGTCAAACAAATTCAGACAAAAGCTACCGAAAAACTAATTACCTACAGGCAAAAAAACAAATGTTTTGACTAAATAAAAAATGTAGTGCTTTTATGATATTAGCACACTATTTATAAGTGCTATTCTTATTTTACAAGGAGATATATAAAATGAGCAAGAAAAATCTTTTGAATGAATCTACCATTCGTAAATTCATGAAATTAGCTTCCATCGAGCCTTTAGCCAGTGATTTCATTGGAAGAATTAAGGAATCCGAAGAGGAGCTTGAGGAGCAGGAAAAGAAAGTTCACCCGGATGTTGCAAAACTGAAGAAAGCTGTTGGCCCCGCCGCAGCAAAAGTACAGAGCATGCCTGCGACCCCAGCCGAGAAAGATGAAATGGATCGAAAAAAGGCTAAAGAAATGGCTGACGAAGTTGGGAAAGCTGCCGGACTCGATTCCGCTGAATCCCCAGAGGATTTTGAAAGAAGACTTAAGGGGGCGCTTGACGAAGCTGAAGAAGACGAGCTAGATGCTGACGAAGAAGGTGGCTTGGAAGTGGACATGGAGGACATGGAAATGGAAGTTGAGCCTGAACTTGATGCTGATCCTGCTATGATCTCCTTGGACGACTTTGTTCAAGCACTAGAGGTTGCAGTGGCACAGGTCACAGGTCAGCCAGTCGATGCGGAAATCGCTGATCCCATGGATGATATGGGTGATGACGAATTGGACGCCGAATTGGATGACGATGAAGAACTCCCAGAAGAGGGCGAAACCCTCGCAGAAACAATCTATAAGCAAGTGCTAAAAAAACTTTCTAATAGAAAATAAAAAGATTGCATTTTTAATATCTCTTTGATATAATAAGGGCATCCATAAGGGTGTCCTTTTTTTTTGCTTTGGGAGGTGTATGTGAATTTTTGGATGGCAGCAATCTTGTTCTTTGGTGGCGCATTTTCTTATATGGTCTTGTCTAGTTTTCTACATGTTTATAGGGATCGAAAATTAGCAGAATACATACAAGAGTCTTTGGTTACTTATATGGCTATTGTCTGTTACGGGTTTTCTGAAGCCGTAGAGATGAAGTACGACAATCTTCAAGAATCTGATATGGAAGAACAGGCTATGCAAAGGATTCTGAACGAGGACATTAAAATCTAT